TCACTCCTCCTTGTCCAGCTCGGCCCACACGGTGGCGCCGTCGGCGGTGCGGATGTGGCCGTACCTGTCGCACTCGGCGAGGGCCAAGAGGACGGCCTGCCGCTGGGCGGCGCCGAGGTCGTCCGGGAGGGGTGCCTCGATGCGGATGCAGTCCGGTGTGCGGTCGACGGTGGGCTCGGTGCCGGTGGCGGCGGTGAGCATGCCGACGATGGCGGCCGTCTGCGTCTCGGTGGTGGGCACAGCTCTCCCCTGTGTGCGCCAGGTTACAGCTCGTGATGCTGAGTATTCAGCTTCGACCTGATGCATTAGCTTGTCAATGTCGGCGAACGACCCCCGGAGCTGCGCATATGCCACGCGAAACGACCTACCTCCAGGTGGCCGACGCCCTGCGCGCCCGCATCACCAGCGGCGAATGGTCCGTAGGTGACAAGCTCCCGTCCCGCGCCCGGCTCGCCGCCGAGTACGGCGTCGGCGTGAACGTCGCCCAGCGCGCCATGGAGCGCCTCATCATCGAGGGCCTCCTCGAAGGCCGCGCCGGATCCGGCACCTACGTCCGCCGGCCGCGCGAGCGCCTCCGCATGGTCCGCTCCCGACACCGCGAACGCCGCGGCGGCAGCCCGTTCCGCGCCGACATGCGCGAGCAGGGCCGCGCCGGCACGTGGGAGTCGCACAGCACCGCCCGCGTCCCGGCGCCCGACCACATCGCCGACCGGCTCGCCATCCAGCCCGGCGACCCCTGCGTGCACACCCGGTACGAGTTCCTCGCCGACGGGCAGCCCGTCCAGCTCTCCGAGTCCTGGGAGCCGATGGCCATCACGGACGGCACGCCGATCGTCCTGCCCGAGATGGGCCCGCACGCCGGGGCCGGCGTCGTCGAGCGCATGCGGTCCATCGGCGTCATCATCGAGACCGCGGTCGAGGTGCCGCGCCCGGCCCGCGCGACACACGACGTGGCGATGCTACTGGGCATCAGCGTCGGTGACCTGGTGACGCACATCGAGCGGACGTACTACGACATCGACGGGCGGCCCGTCGAGACTGCGGACATCACCGTCGCCGACGTGCGGTGGGAGATCGCCTACGAGATCGGCATACGGCACGACTGACCGGCTCGGCATCGGGCGCGGGCCCGGTGGGTAGCCATCACCCCGGCCGAGAGGGAGGGGGCACTATGACCTGTCAGCGATGCGGGGCGGCCGCGTTACAGCAGGGCTCGGGCTGGGTGTGCAGCCAGCTGTGCGGATGGCAATCCACAGCACCGCCGCCCGCCGGGCTACGCTCGACACATGACGAGTAGCGGGCCCGTGCTGCCGACACCCGAGATCACGACGACGCCGTGCCGCCGCTGCGGAACGCAGGTGGCCGGGCTGAACGGCCGGTACGCGTGCGGGGTGTGCAACTGGGTGAACCACTGGGCGGAGGGCAGCAGCACGCTGCCGACCGCCGAGGAAGACCCGGACTGGCCCGGCCCGGACGCCGACTGAACCCGGACACGACGAAGCCGCCCCCTTTCCTCCCCGGTATGGGGAGGAAAGGGGGCTTCGTTCACGTGCGGCGGCGCTCGGTCAACACCACCGGCGGGGTGCTGCCGGAGTCGTCGGGTGGCGGTGCCCCGTCGCGGCGGCAGATCAGGGCATCAGGGTCACCTCCGGGCGGCTGGAGAGAGTAGCCGTCGGGACAGGTCTGCCCGTCCTCGCCCGCCGGCCCCGACGGCCCCGGCTCACCACGAGGGCCAGCGGGGCCAGGCTCGCCCTGCGGCCCCGGCTCACCCTGGGGGCCGGCCGGCCCCGGCCGGCCCTCGGCTCCGGGCGCGCCAGGCAGGCCGATCCCATCCGTGCCGGCGGCGCCCACCGGCCCCCGGTCGCCCGACGGCCCCGGCGCCCCGGTCGGTCCCGGACGCCCGGCCTGGCCCGCAGGCCCGGTTGGCCCCGGATCACCGCGAGGGCCCGGCGGCCCCGACGGGCCGATGTCCCCGCGGGACCCAGGCGCGCCGGCCACCGGCGTCCCGCCGAGATCCTGCACCTGACGCGCGAGGGCGTCCCGCGCCCCATTCGCGGCCCGCAGCTCGTGGCTGAGGGTGACCACCTGCACAGCCAGCCAGACCAGGAAGGCCACGGCGGCCAGCGCGGTGACGCCTGCGAGCCACTCCGCCCTCGGCAGCCGCAGCGCGCGCCGCCTGGCCCGAGACCCGGTCATGACACCACCGCCCATATCGCGACTGCCGTGGACATCAAAGCCAGCAGCATTGGAACGATCAGCTGGTAGAGCCTGGCTTGCCGCTCCCGCTCGCGACGGTCGCGCTCGTCTCGCTGGTATTGCTCGAAGCCGGCATCCAGCGCGTCATGCGCGTCCCTGGCCTTCTGTAGCTCCTGGGACAGTGCGGTGATGCGCTGGTCGGTGTACGCAGACTGGAGGCTGTAGACCTCGGTCGACACCACCCGGTCGAGTCGCGAGTTGATGCCTTGGCCCAGGGCCTGTATCTCGTGGCGCAGGGCCTCCACGGTCCGCCCGAGCTCGCCCACGCTCGGCTCGTCGGGCATGCGGGGCTCCTCCGTTGCTACTGGGTGGTGTGCCCGCGCGGGGTGTGGCGCGCCGCCCAGCCGCCGACGAACGTGAGCGTGGCCGGGACGAGCGCGAGGACGAACGGCTCCAGGGCGTCCGGCAGCCAGCCCACCAGGCCGGGGTTGTCCTGGACGGCGGTCAGCGCGGCCAGCAGGCCGGTGCTGGCGACGTACGCCCCGGCGGTGGCGGCGGTGACCTTCTTCTCGATGGGTGCAGCCATGATGGTCTCCTTCTACTCGGCGAGGCGCGCGGCGAGCTTCTCCGCGACCAGCTCGGCGATTCGATTGGCGAGGGACGGCGAACTGGCCACCTTGTCGGCCAGCGCCGCGACGTGGGCGTCCGTCAGCGCCGGCGCGCCGACCTCGGCGATGCGGGCCTTCAGCTCCTGCACCCCGGCGACCGCCGCGGCGGCCCCGGTCGCGGCGTCCCGCAGCACCTGCCACGCGTCACCGCGCTCCAGCTGCCCGGCGTACTGCCACGGCGCGACCTTCCGGTCCCGGTGCAGCTCGGCGAGCATGCGGGCCTGCTCAGGGGTCATGTCGTCCTCCTCGGCGGGGGTCGCGCCGGCGCGGCGCTCGATCTCGGGGAACAGCTCCGTGCGGAACTGCCGGATGCGCGCGGCGCCGGGGCAGGCGGTGCCGCCCACCGACCACGCCGCGTGCAGGGAGTGGTAGCCGAACCCGGGGTCAGCCGCGGTCCGGCAGACCCTGAGCGGGATCCCGTGCCGCTGGTGCAGCCACACACCGAGCCGGACCAGCTGCTCCATCTGCCGATCCGTCCACGGGTCGGTGTGCTTGAGGTTCGACGCCGTCTCGATGGACACCGCCCCGGTGCCGTCCGGCCGCCGGTTGGCCTGGTAGTTCGCGTCGGCGCGGGTCTCGGTGCCGATGTACTGCGCGAGGTCACCCTCGAAACCCAGCCCGAAATGACTCTCCAAGCTGGAACTGTCCCGCCAGAACTCATACGTCCGCCGAGCCGTCCACGGCGCGGCGATGCTGTGCAGGATGAACTGCGTCGGCCGGATCGCCGGCTGCGCGTCCGACTCCGGCTGCAACTCCATCCGGGACGCGCCCGGGTACCAAGCCATGCGGGCCTCCGATCAGGGGTTCTTCACGATGTAGTTCGGGTGGCCGTCGATGACCGCCTGGACGTCCGCCGGCACCGAGTGCGCGCCGATCGCGTAGCTCTCGGGCGGGCACCATGCGGCGTAGCAGCGGGCCGCCGCCCGGGCCATGTCCGTCGCGGTCGCCGTATAGGTCCCGGCGTCGTACCGCACCGCCCCGGCGACCGTGGTGATCTGCGAGCGGCGCACCAGCCACCGGGCGTCAGTGACATGTCCGGCGAGGCGCAGGTTCCGCAGGGCGGTCCCCAGCGCTGCGTGGGTGGCGTCCGGGTCCGTCCAGTGCGTCGTCCAGTGCCCGGCGCCCGGGTACTGCGCCTCGTAGGCGAGGATCAGCCGCTCGGCGTCGGCGACCGTCAGGGCCGGGCCGCGCTCCGCGACCCGCAGGTGGACCCGGTCCCGGGGTACGCCGAGCTGCCGCGCCGCCTGGAGCAGCTCCCGGTCGCGCGCCTCGGCGAACTGCTGCTCGGACAGGGGCGCCGGTATGCCCTCCCGCTCCGGGTAGTGGTACGACAGCCACCACCCGTTGTCCGCCTCACCGTTCAGCGCGTGGCGCATCCGGGACGTCGCCCCGTCCGAGCCGAGCACCAGGTGCACCTGCCTGCCGGCAAGGACATGGTGCGCGATGACGATCCCGCCCCACAACGTCTCGTCGTCCTGGTGCGGGGTGTACACGATCATCGGGCGGCCCGTCGCGGTCAGCGGTACGGGGTCGGACACAGAGCCTCCAGGGCATGAGAAACGCCCCGGCCGGACGGTACGGGGCGGAGAGGTGGGGGCGGGTCAGGAGACGATCGCAGTCCATCCGCAGGTGACGTTCGACCAGGTGGCCGTGGCGCCCGCAGCACCGGACTGGAAGAATGGGGTGAACCCGGTCGTGGTGGGGTTCGCTCCGCGGGCCTGCCAGCGGGACGTTGCGCCCGAGGTGGTCGGGATGGTGACCGTCACGATCGGTGTCGTCGAGAACGCGGCCCCGGAGAAGGTCACTGCCGGGGCGGTGTACGAGTCGACGCCGGTGAAGCTGACCGTGATATGCCCGGTCTTCGTCTCCCGGCCGATCAGCACGTTCATCTGGTCGCGGATCTCCGCGTTCATCATCGCGGCGGACACGGTCTCACCGACCACCCACGTCCGCGGGGTAGCGAGATTCGCCATGGGCTACGCCTCCTCGGGCTCAGGCTCGGCAGGCGGGGGCGGGGCCGTGGGGTCGTCCGGGTGCCACCAGTTCTGCTCCACCGGCAAGGCCTCGGCGAGGGACTCCTCGACCACGGCCACCTCGTCCGGGAAGACGAGGGGCACCCAGCCGTAGCCGCACTCCGTGCACGCGATACGCGGGTCGTCAGGAGAGACGACCTGCGCCGAGCCGCAGGACAGACAGTCGGCGATCCAGCGGCCGTGGTTGATCCGCGCGTAACCGCGGACGCCGAGGATGACGCCCTCCGGCGGGACGACGCGGCGGGACAGCCGCATCTCCACCCACGCGAACACCCGCTCCGCCGGCGGCCGGGACGCCCAGGCGTCCGGCGCCAGCGGGTGGGCGGGGGCGTAGAACTCCTCAGCCCTGAGGATCGGCATCGGCTGCTCCTGTCAGTAGGCGAGGCGGGTCGTCGAGCCGAGCACGCTGTATGTGGCGTCACCGAGGACCCATACCGAGTCGGTGTCGCTGCGGCTGACGTGGAACTGGATGCGGTGGCTGTTGTGCCGGATGATCTCGGTGTAGCCCTCGACGGTGACCCGCATCGTCGCCGCGTAGCTCTGGTCCGGCATGCCGGTCACCGAGAAGGTGTCGGAGATGTCCGCACTGAGGATGGCCGTGTAGTTCGGCAGGGTGTACGCCTCGATGGGCACCTCGCGCAGCTCCGGCGGCGGGTCGGCGTACCGGGACACGAGCCACTGCGCCGCGTCGATGACGCTGCCGTCCGAGGTTTTCAGCAGGGTCAGATCCTGCTGGTACACCCCGTAGGCCGCGCGGGAGGCCGCGTTGAGGACGCGCTGCGTCGCCCCGCCCGGACGGGACGCGATGACGGTGTTGACCATCTTCTGGTCGTCGTCGCGGATCTCCACGTCCGGCGTCTCGGTGTCCGCGTACGCCACGGTGAACGCCTCGCTGGACGGCGCCGGGTTGTACCGGACGTCACGCGACTGGTAGACGAGCCCGAACGTGTCACGCGCCGCGAAGAGCCGTCCCGACTCGGTCTGCTCGACCTCCTTCATCCGCGCAAGCGCCGTTGCCCCAGCCGGGCCCTGCCCGGCCATGGAGTCGTGCGTGACACCCTCCACCGTGACCGACGCCAGGTCGGCGTACCGGGCGAGCCGCTTGATCCGCAGATCCGCCGCCTCACCCGCGAACGCGGTCATGCCCGCGGTGTAGTGCGGCGACAGGGTCGTGCCGTAGGTACCCGCGCCGACCGTGTACAGGGCGAGGTGGGCGATGCTGCCCGACCACAGGCGCGTGCCGGCGTAGCCGCCCACGCGCAGGGTGCGCAGCCGCCACATGGTCGACACGGTGCCGGATGTCGCCACCGCCCCGTCCACGTAGATCTTCTTGTCGTGCTCGTCGTAGACCAGGTGGTGCCAGGCGCCGTCCGCGAGATTGCCGGTGGTGACCGCGGCGGTGGCAAGCGCCGCGCCCGTGCTCGTCGATTCGACCTGGAGGGTGCCGGTCCCGGACAGGGCGAACACGATGATGTTCTGCCCGTCCGTCGAGGACAGCGCGAAGAGGACGCGGCCCGCAGTCGATGTCTGGAACCACGCCTCCATGTGGTTGTAGCGGTTCGTCGATCGCGCCTCGTAGTCCGGGCCCAGGTTCGCCTGGAGAAATTTTCCCTGGCTGGTGCCGACCGGGGTCAGCTGCACCATCGATTCCCCTGTGGCCGCCGGGCCCTCCGTCGCCCCGAACGCCACCGTGCCGCCGGTGCTCACCTGCTGCACCGCCAGCGCCCCCGCCCCGGTGCCGGACAGGTCGCCCGCGGACACCGACCCGGACGGCTCCGTCAGCGGGTAGTACACCGACGGGTTGAGGAGCAGGATCTCCTCGCCGAGACACGAGCGCAGCTCCGGCTGTCGACCGAGGGTGCGCAGGATGTCCGTGCAGGTGATGTACGCCCGCGCGTACAGGCCGCGCCACCTGGTGGGCCACTCGTTGACCGTGCCGTAGAACCGCGTGTGCAGGACGATCCCGCCGGTGAGGACCCGCACCCGGATGGGGGTGCCCTTCCGCACGTACGGGTAGTACGGGCTGGACGCCAGCCCGGGGCTGAACCTCCCGTCTTGGTTGTTCAGCAGGAGCGTGCAGGTGCTGGGCTGGATGTCGGCGACCTCGTCCGACGAGCCGCGCGTGATCGACACGCCGGACTCGGCCACGTCCACGTAGCTGGTGATGTCCGTCCAGGTGATGCTGCCCTCCGGGGTGGAGACCGTCGACCCCCACCCCACCTCCACCACCAGATGCGTCATCACGCCACCCCCAAATCGATGTGCACCCCCTGCGTGCGCTTCAGCGTCAGCAGGACCCGCTGCACCTCCCGGCCGACCGCGACCGGGTCCATCGCCCCATGGATGTGGATCTCCGCACGGATCTCCCGCGCGCCGCCACCCGCGGCGACCGCCGGCCGGCCGAGGACCGGCTGCGTCGCCGACACCCGCCCGGCCACCTGCGCGACCGCCCGGTCCAGCACCGGGATCTGCTCCCGCATGCCGAGGGCGAGACCCTCCGTGGAGTACCGGCCCAGCTCCGCCATCACCCGCGACGGCGAGCGAATGCCGAGCGCCTTCTTGATGGCGGCCTGCATCCCCTTCGCGATGCTCAGCATCAGGTTCTCGATGTCCTTCTGCTGCGCGGCCAGCCCGGTGAGGAACCCCCGCCCGGCCTGCCGCCCCGCGTCGTACATCGCGTCGGCGCCCGTGAGCGCCATTCCGCTGGCCGCCTTGTCGATCTGCGACTGCGCCACCTGGATCTGCGACCACGTCGCGGCGTCCGCCGAGGCGAGCGCGGTGGCGTACTCGTACCCTGCCTCCGGGCCCATGTCGAGGATCTGCCGCAGCAGTCCCTTGTGCAGGCCGCGGCGGCCCAACTCGGCCACGCGCTTGGCGAACTTCTGGATCCGGTCGAGCTTCGCGATGAGCCCCACGCGGATGCCCTCCGCGCTCACCTCCCCCTCGTCCATGCCGAGCTGCTGAAGCCCCGCCCCGGCGCGCGCCGAGTCGGCGAGCCGGTTGGCGTACTCCTTCGCCTCGGCGATCTTCTTGACGATGGCGATCCGCTGGTCGGACAGGGTCTGAAGGCGCGTGGTGTTCTTGGCGACCATGGCCAGCAGCCGGTCATCGACCTTCGACCGCGACCCGGCCCACGCGGCAGTGATCGCCGCGCTGAGCCGCTTGGCCATGGCTGCGATCTTCTCCCGCGACCCGGTCATGCCGACGATCAGGCCGTTGCCGATCTCCCGCGCGAGGGCCTGCATCTTCTTCGACGGGGACGCGATCTGTAGCTCCGCCCGCACGCCAGCCTCGACCGCGGCCGCCATGTGCCGGGCCGACGAGAACACGCCCGCCGAGGACCCGGCCAGCCCCGCAGCCAGGCCGCGCCCGGCGTCCACGCCCGCCCCGGTGAGGCCCGCGCCGAATCCCAGAGCGTTCCGTCCCTGGTTGAGTGCGTCGAGCGTGCTGACGCCGAGGCGGTTCACCGCGGCGGCCCGGATCACGTACTCGCCGTTGCTCAGCATCATGGGGACGCTGTCCGACGTGCCCGTGCCCGGCCCGCGGACGATGCCACCTGTGGCCAGCCCTCCAGGTGTCCGGCCCCGTCGCTTCCGGGCCTCGCCGGTCGACTTGGTGACGATGTGGTTGGTGTAGATGTACGTGTGCGCCGTCATCCCGTCGATGCCGACGATGTACCCGCGGGCCTGCGCGATGGCCGCCTGGAGCTGCCCGATCCGGGCCCGGATCTCCGCCCGCCTGCTGTCCGGGACACGGGCCAGCTGGTTCTTCGCGTGCGTGAGCTTGGCCTGGAGATCACTCATATCGCCCTTGAGCAGGGCGGTCTTGTTCGGGGTCCGCAGGATCTGCGCCGCGAGCGCGGCCGCGTGACCCTTGGTGGTCTCCATCTGCGCGCCGGTCTTCAGCAGCGCCGCCCGGCCACGCTCGTAGATCCCGTTGACGGTCGACCAGCTCGCGCCGTTGGCCCGTGCCGACTCCGCGGCACGCATCGTGGTGGAGACGATCGCGTCCAGCGCCGCGTTGTTCTCACGGCCGGCCTCGGTGTTCTCGCTCAGGGTGCGCCCGTTGCGCTTGACCGCCTCGGACGCCGCGTCGATGGCGGCCTCCATCGCGCGCACGTCGCCGCGCGCCTGGAGGTAAGTGTCGTTCAGGGCGTGCAGGGACTGCCGCAAACCGTCCGCGCTGGCCTTCTGCGCGTCCAACTGTGCCTTCACCGTCTGCGCCTGCTGCCCGAACAGGCCCATCGACTGAGCGGCGATCTGCTGCTCGAACGCCTGCGCCTTCAGCGCGGTCGTGTACCCGTCCAGCTGCCCCTTCAGCTCGCCCGTCGTCAGGCCCTGCGACCGGGCCCGCGCCGCCAGCAGGTCGAACGTCGCCGCGGCCGTCTGGCCGTGGCCGCTGGAGACCATGTTGGCGAGCGCCTTGTCGACGTCCTCCAGCGTGCCCTTCCACTCGCGGACGGGCGCGCTGTCCATGCCGACGATCTCGTTGAGGCCCTGACGGAACTGGTCCCACTGGTCCGGACGGGCCAGCCCCCGCAGCGCCTCGTCGAACGCTGCGAAGTCGCGGCCCAGCACGCGGGCCGCCTCGCCCGTAAGCCGGCCGGAGTCGGCGAACTCCGCCAGGCTGACGGTCATCTTGTCGATGTCCGCCGGGGTCCGCTGCCCCATCTGCGACAGCTCGCTCATCAGGATCAGCAGCAGCCCGATACCCGTCCCCGCCACCGCGAGCTTCGCGCCCCGGGACATGGTGGCCATCGCCGCCGTGAACGCGGCCATCCCGCCGGTCGCCCCGGCTGCGGCGCCCTGCATCGCCAGCGTCGCCGCGGCCACGCCCCCGAGCGCGCCGCGGACCGCCGCCAGCCCGGCCGCCGCCAGCTTGACCGCCTTGATGGCGATGGCGATCTGGAGGATCACCGCGATAGCCCCCGGAGGCACGGCGGACACGATCGACGCGAGGACGTTGACGACCTGGAGCAGTCCGACGCCGACCTCGCTGCCGGCCTGAAGGAGATTCCCCAGCGCCTCGACGACGCCGCGCAGCGCAGCCCCCACCGTGGGGCCCTGCGCGCGGGCGTAGTCCATGAACTGGGCCAGCGACCCGTTGTCGTACTCGCCCGACTCCAGACGCATCATGAACGTGACCAGCGCGTCGTTCGCCCGCCGAATCGTCCCGGTGGAGAACTCGCCGAACCGGTTCATCATCCGGTCGAACCCCGGCGTGCTGACCGCCCCGCCGGCCAGGGTGACCACGCGGTCCAGCTCAGCGCCCACACCGCGCACGGCCGGCGTGAGCTTCGGCAGCGCGGCCCCGAGGACCGCGAACCCCTTGGTGATCGGGGTGACAGTGTCCTCGGCCGACGCGTCCGACCACGCCTTGTACTCGTCCTTGAACTGCGACAGCGCGACGGACGCCTTCTGCGTCGCAGGCGGCATCTTGGCGAGCTGCCGGGTGTACGCGACCTGCGCCTCGACAGCCTCCGCCGACGTGGCGCCCGACTCGGCGACCGCGTCCCGGTACGCCTGCTGCGCCTCGGCGGCCTCGCCCATCGCGGCGACCTGCGGGCCCAGCGCCACCGCGTAAGCCGCAGCCGCCGCACCCGCCGCCGCGGTCTGCGCCACCACCGGCGCCAGCGCGCCGACCACCCCGGCCGCCGCAGGGATCGCCGCCGGCGCCAGCGACATCAGCGCGCCCTGCACCGCCTCCATGCTGCGGGAGATGGCACCCTCGGCCCGGGTGAACCGGCCCTGCATGTCGCGCAGGCGCCCATCGGCGTCGCGCGAAAGGCGGTTCAGGGAGTCCGAGCCGCCCGACTGGGCGTCGGCCAGGCGCCGCTGGAGCCGCTGCGCGGCGTCGCCCGCACTGTTCAGGACCCGCGACAGCTGGTCGCGGCCGGTCAGCAGGAAGTTCAGCCGGGAGTCCGCCATGGTCAGTCACCTCCGGCTGCCTGTTGCTGGGCCTGGTAGTGGTCGAGCCACAGGACGAGCGCCTCGAAGTCGTCGACCAGTTGCCGGTCTACGACGTCGGGCGGCATGCTCAGGACGTGGGCGAAGAGCCCGAGGTACTCGGCTCGGACTCGGACGAGGTCGGGGTCAGGCTCTCGTCCGGGCTCGACTCGGCCACCGCCCCTTTTGGGCGGCCCTCCTCGAACTCGGCGACGGCTCGGGCCACCTGCTCGTCGGCGTGCTCACGGTCGAGCGCCGTCGGGGGGATGTGGTTGAGGATCTGGGCGAGCGTCTCCGCCGTGAGGTCCGGCTCCGCCGCCGCGATCTGCGCGGACGTCTCCACCCACCGGGTGACCTCGTCCCGGTCGAGGCGGACGACCATCTCCTCCACGCCCGGGTCGAACTCCCCGTACCGCAGACTCGGCGTGCTGCGCTTCTTGATGACCCAGACGATGGAGCGCATCGCCTCCAGATCCTCGTTCTCCAGCCCCGCCCGCAACTCGCCCCACTTCATGTCGGCGGTCCGGGACGCGATGGACGCCTCCGACACCCGCAGCGACCGGACGTCGTAGTGCTCCGGCTCGCCGCTCTCCGGCGTGTACACGATGATCAACGTGGGCTCCTAGGTGATCTGGTTGCGGACGTCGTCGACGATGCGGGCGACTTCGGCGGTCATGCGGGGCATGTGCGTGCGGACCGTCCGGTCCCACCACAGCGGCGACGCGGTCTGCGTCACCCACCGCCGCCGGTTGCCGAACACCGGGTGCCGGATCCGGCCCGAGTTGATGACGGTGGGCATGTTCCGCAGGTCGGGCGGCAGCGCGCCCTTGTCGACCCACACCCGCGCGCCCGGGTTCCCACCGGTCCGGACGGAGATCCGGATGGCGTCCGCGATCGTCGCCCGCAGCGGACGCGACGTCGGGGAGGACCCGCCCCGGCTCCCGGCCCGCCGCGGCGGCGCCTGGATCGGCAGCGTCCGGATGGTCTGCTGGAGGTCCGCGCGCAGCGGTTCGGCGGCCCGTCGAATGCGACGGGTCATGTTCGCCCGGAGGCGCGGCCCGCCCGCGGCCCTCAGACGCCGGGACAGCTCCAGGAGCTGCCCGGTCCCGGTGATACGGACGGACTGCGCCACGGGGTCACCTCACAGGCTGCTGTCGGTGGACATGTACGTGATAGCCGGGAGGTTCGTCCCGTCATACAGGCCGGTGAAATTGAACGTGGGCCGCACGACCTCGAACCCCTCGACCTGCGGGGGAGCGTCGTCCACCTTGATCGCGGGGAGGGCGATCCGGAACGTCTCGGCGTGGGCGCCCTCGATGACCGGGCCGACGAACTCCCAGACGAGGCTGGTCGCCCCGTCGCTGGTGTGCAGGTCGTCGATCGTCGTGGCGACGTAGTCCATCTCCAGCGACCCGGTGATCTTCACCAGGTCGTTCGAGATGGGCTCCGCCTTGAGGGCGGACTGGTTCGCGTAGAACCTGTCGACCGCTTGCGGGCGCTCGATCTTCACCGTGACCTTGCGGACCCCGTCGAGCGCCGTCTCCGCGCCGTACGCGCCGGTCTTCAGCGCCATCTGCCCGAAGTGGAAGGGGGACATGGACGGGTACGACGCGGTCGCCAGCGTCTGCGCCTCGCTGCAGTCCCGCCCGTCGAACTCGAAGGACGACGTGAGCATCCCGCCGCCCTCGCACGAGAACTCGGCGCTGGTCACCTTGCAGCCGACCAGCGACTTGTCCGTGACGACCCCGGTGGTCAGCGGCACGCCCTTCTGGATCGACAGGCTCTTGCCCGCCGTGTCCGCGAGGGTGTGAGTCTGGAGGTATGCCGTCGTTGCCTCCTGCTGGACCGGTGTCACCGTCGTGCCCATCAGGGCCTGGAGCAGAAGCCCCATCCCGCGGTTCGTGACCTCCAGGTTCAGCGACCCGGACACCTGCCGCTGCGTCACCACCCGCCGCGACGACAGCGCCAGCAGCCGGCCCGCCGCGATGCCGCTGGACTGGGCGGTCGTCTTGGACAGGACGAGGGACTCGCTCGTGAACTCCAAGAACTGCGTGGGCGCCACGAACGTGCCGTACGTCGACTCCGCCGCGACGCCGAGCTGGGCACCAAGGCCCGATCCGATCGCCATCAGACCTCACGCTCCTTCGCGGCCCGCGCCGCCACGGCCTTCCGCACCAGCGGCTCCGGCTCCCTCGGCTCGTCCACCGGCTCCCAGGTGGACGACTGGCAGACGTAGCCGTCGTACCGGTGATCCGGTACCTCGACGACCTCGTCCGGCTGAACACTGCGGCCCCCAAGCTCCGGCACGGTGACCGGCTCCGGGCCGATGAAGCGCACACGCGCCATCGCTGAACTCCTTCGTAGGTGGGGTGGGTCAGATGCGGGCGCGGCAGGCGACGCTGAACGCGACGCCGACCCTCACGCCCTGGTCGGTGTTGACCTGTCGCAGGGTCCCTGCGGTGAGGTGGGCCCACAGCACGGCGCCGCCCAGCGTCGGCGCCTCCGGGGCCGCGTCGGACGCGCGCAGCGCGTCCTCCACCACGGCCAGCAACTCGAACGCCCGGGTCCGCCGGGACGCCACGTCACTGTCGCCGGTCCAGGACTCCAACCAGCAGGAGATGACGAACTCCTCGTCCCTCCTCCTGGCGCCCGCATACGCGAACTCCTGCACCAGCGAGACGGCGTCCTCGCCATCCGGCTGCCAGCCGACCGCCACGATGTCCGCCGCCGACATGTCGCCCGTCGGCGGCCCGTCGATGATGTCTACGTCGGCGAGCGCCGGCGCCGCACGCAGGATGGCCAGCAGCGCGTCGATCGCGGCCGGGACCGCGGAGGTGGCCATCACGCCACCCCCGGCGGGAGCTGGTGCGGGCTGAGCAGTTGCGCGGCCCGGTGGGGGATCGCGTAGCCCAGGCCCGGGATCGGCTCGGTGACGTCGAAGTCCCCGGTCCCGACCTGCGGCCGCGCCGGGCCCTGCTGGGTGCGCCACAGGTGCTGGAGGATGATGAGCGCCGCAGAGCGGACGGACGGCGGCACGATGCGCCGCCCGGCCGTGTACGTGATGCGCAGCGGGCCCGCCAGTGTCCCGCCGCTCGACAGCTGCACCACGCCGCTCGCCCCGTCCAGGGCGAGGTCGGCCGGCAGGTACGACGTGCCGCCTGACAGGACCGGCGCCAGCGTTGTCACCTCCAGCACGGGTGTCTGGCGCAGCACCAGCATGGACGAGCGCCGGAACGTGTGGTCCTCGACGACCGTGCGGGGGATGACCGGGCCGACGAACCATTCGACCGCCTCGGTGGCCGTGGCCACCCAGGTCCGCACCTCGTCGTCCTGTCGCGTGCTGGTCAGGTTCAGGTGGCGTTTCGCTTCGGCCAGGGAGAACAGGCCCTCCGCCGCCGCAGGGGCCACATCGAACGCGTCGGTGTAGGCGTGCGCCGGGCCGGTGAACACCCAGCGCACCGTGTGCCGCCCGGCCTGGGCCGTGGGGTAGTCGGCGCTGTACGTGCCCGTGCCGGTCGGGCTGGCGGCCGGGGTGGCCGTCGACCCGTCCGGCAGGGTCACGGTGACGGTGGCCGTCGTAGCGGTGGCGAGGGCGCCGTCCGGGTCCCGGCACTCTGCGGTCAGGCGCACGGTCGCGCCGAGATCGAACGGCACCCCAGCTCACCCCTTCCGTGTGGTGCGGCGGGTCCGCGGCCGGGCCGCCGTCTCGGCGCCGGCCGCCCGCTCCGGGGTCTCCATCGGCTCGTCGCGGATCAGCACGGCGCGCACGCCGTCGGCCCACTTCGCGGCCTCGGCGCCCGGCAGGTCGACGACCTGGCCGGGCTGCCACGAGAACCCCGCGCCCGCCACGCTGACGAGCATGCGGATCCGGGCCATCAGTCACCCAGGCCCTGGTGCCGCTCGTTCACCTCGCGCTCGGCGCGGGCCTCGGCTGTCTCGACGGCCTTGTCCTGCGCCTCCTTCAGCGCCTTGATCTCGGCGTCCGGCTCCGACCCGCCGGTGCCGTCCTCGGCCGGGCCCGCGGTCACCCCGCGCGCTGCGATGTCCACCGCGGACGCGGCCTGCACCGCGAGTTGCTCGCGGGCCGCCTGGACGGCGGTCTCCTTGTCGCCGATGAACTCCGGGTTGAGCTGGTCCGGCGTGCCGTCCGGGCGGCGCGAGGCCATGACGATCCGGTCGTGGTCGCCGTGCTCGGCCGCCTGGGGGGTCGGCGTCTCCTGGAGCACCCCGGTGTCCGGGGCGCTGTCCTTCCTGGGCGTAGGCGTGTTCGCCATGGTGATGCTCTCCCTCGGCTCGATCAGGTGGCGGAGTTGCGGTACGCCTTGTAGGCGGCGGTGTCCTGCGGGGTCCCGTCGGCGCGGCTGAAGGCCAGGAAGCCAACCTGGAGGTAGTCCGCGTAGCGCTCGGACAGTCGCAGCAGCTGCACGTCGCGGACATCGCGGATCAGGTAGCCGGCGAAGAAGTCACCGAACAGGATGCTCTTGGCGTTGGCCGCCATGACGGGCATGTCCTGGTTGACGGTGTAGCTGTAGCCGAGGATCCCGTCCGGAACGCCGACCTGGATGGACGGCTCCCACAGCGGCCGGCCCTGGCTGTCCTTGAGCTTGCGGACCGCCGCCAGGGTGGCGTCGTTGAACATGAACCGCTGCCGACCGCTGTTGCGGTAGGCGGGGTCAATGCTGTGGATCAGGTCGATCAGGTCGTCGTACGTGACGCTGGTCGTCTGGCCGGTGGTGCCGGTCTTGCCGACGGTGGCGTTGGTCTGCACGCCCTCCGGCTGGCTGGTGCCGGTGCCGGTGGTGAAGTGGGTGTTCTGGATACGGCCGATCCGCTCGCCCAGCTTCCGGGCCAGCCACGACTCCAGGTCGAACGCGTTGTCCTGGAGCAGCTGGAGCGAGACGCGCACGAGCTTGGACGTGTAGGTGTAGGCGCCGATGTCGGCCTGCCCGATCGTCACGTCCTGCTCGGTGACCTGCGTGTTCTCCGACAGGATCGCGCCGACGTTCGCCGTGTCGTCGGCGGTCGGCCACGGCAGCGTCGCGCCGGTCTCCGTGGTGATGACCTCCGCCACATCGCGCATCGCCCCGTAGAACTTCTGCGCCTCGACGAGCCGAGCTCGGAACGCCGGCGGGACGAGGTAGCCGCCGGCCGCGCCGGTCGCGACGCCCTGGGCGCGCAGCTCGCGGCCGTCGACCCAGCCGGTGCGCAGCACGCTGCGCTCCTCGCTGGTCAGGTCGCTGGTGCCCTCGCGCAGCCACGACCGGTACGCGCTCTCGTACGCCTTGACGCCGTCCTCGCCGCCGTGGCGGGCGCGGGCCTCCTCGGCGTCCTCGGTGTCGGCGGACGCCGTGACGACCTGGGAGTAGTCGACGGCGGAGAGGCGGACGTGCCGCTCCTCGCGCTCGATGTCCGCGGACAGTCGCTCGACGTCGGCGAGCGCCGCGTCCCACGCGGACCGGTCCTCGGCGGGCATGTCCGCCTCGGTGGCGGCGCGGTTCTGAAACTCCTGCGCCTTGGCCCACGCGCTCGCGCGCTGGTCCAGCAGGGTCTGAAGGGTGGGCATGTGTGCCTCCAGCACAACGAGCCCCGGCACCGGGTGCGGCGCGGGGCTGGGGGATGGGTGAGAGCTGCTACCGCGCCAGGCGGTAGCGGGCGGCGAGCGCCTTCATACGCATCGCCTGACGGCCCCCAGTGGTCTCTCCCGGCTGGGTCACGTCGGTACCGCGAGTGGCCGTGGCCGGCTCGCGGCGGAAGTTCAAGAGTTCGGGCCGGTACTGGGCCCGGCGGTCGAACGCGGCCGCGTCTCCGCGGGCGGCCAGGGCCACCCCGACGGAACGTAGGCCGGCGTCGGTGTCCTCGTACGCGGGGAACGTCACCGCGGACACCTCGTAGAGCTGGACCTCGCGGATGATGCGCAGCTCCGCCTCGGCCGTGTCGCCGTCCACGGTCTCGATCTCGACGGGCTCCCAGTCGTCCTTGATGACGCGGAAGCCGAACGACATGCCGGTGATGTTGCCGTTGCGGAGGTTGGTCACCAGGTCCCGGACGTACGACAGCTCCGGGTCCAGGTCGGCGTCGACGGCGAGCCCGACCTGATCCTGCGCGAGGCGGAGCGTCCCGGCCGAGACCCGCGACACCACCATGCGGGTGTCGTGGTCCACCAGCATCCGGGCGTCGCCCTCGGCGATGGTCTTCGTGAACGCGCCGACCGCGATCTCCTCGTAGAATCCCCAGGTCAGGGGGTTGCCGATCGCGGTCCGGGAGTTGAACACGGCGGCGTGGCCGGCGAACCCGGGCGTCGCCCCCTCGCCTGCGCGGACCTGTAGCCCGGCCGTGGCCAGGGTGAGGTCGCGCCGCTCCTCAGTCCTCATCCTCATCGCCTCCAGGGCTCGGGTCGTCGGTGTCGAGCGGATCGGACCCCAGCGGGGCCATGAACGTCGGCTGCAAGTAGCCGTTGCCCTCGTCGCCCGGGATCGGCGGCAGGTCTTCCAGCGCGCGGATGTCGTTCGCGGAGAACGCGCCGATGTCGCGCATCGCCCGGTAGAACGTCGCCCGCCCCGAGCTGTCCCCGCGCAGCAGGCCCTGCACCGCGTACTTCGCGTATCGGTCGGCGGGCAGCAGCTCCTTGGTGATGCGCTGCTCGGTGGGCGCCAGCCACGTCGGGGCGAGGTCGAACGTCACCCAGCCCTGCGCCTGCTGCTCCAGACCCGTGCCCCAGCTGGTCGACTTCTCCGTGGACATGAGGAGGAACGGCGGCACGCCGAACATCCGGGCCACCTCGACGACCTGGAACTGTCGCGACTCCAGGAACTGGGCGTCGGTGTTCGGCATCGTCACCGGCTTGTACTGCGCGCCGGAGTCCAGCACCGCCACCTGCTGCGCGTTCGCCAAGCCGCCGACCTTCGCCTGCCACGCGGCCTTCAGCTGCTCCGCCTGCGTCGCGTTGAGCCGCTGCTCGGTCTGGAGCACCCCGCCCATGAGGTTGCCGCGGCCGAACAGCGCCCCCGCGGTCGCCTCGGCGGCCTGCGCCAGGCCGATGCCCTGCGCGGCCAGCCGCACCGGGGAGACGCCCGTCAGACCGTCGTACCCCAGCCCGGGGATGTGCAGGATGTCCCGCGTCGTCAGCGTGTGACGGGCGCCCCAGTCGTCCGCGACCTGGAAGACCTTCCCCGTCGGTAGGTCAGCTGTGGGCCGCACCCTGCCGACCTGCACCCGGTCCGGCGTGATGGGCCACAGCTGCACGATCTGCCCGCCGCCGTTGCGGATCTTCTGCACGTACGCGTTGCCCCACAGCACCCGGTGCACGAACGCCAACCGCCACAGCTCCAGCGGCGTCATCTCCGGATGGGGGTCGTCCAGCAGCGCCTCGTCTGCCCGGTCCTTCGTGCCGCGCCGGTACGTGTGCAGCGGCAGCGCCGCCGACACCCCGGCGATCAGCGCCACCGACCGCCACACCGCCGGCATGTGCAGGCTCGACGCCTCCGACACGGTGACACCCGAGTCCGACGCAGTACCGCCCATCCAGTCCAGCAGAGACGCGCTGGTCAGAGGCACCGCCGGATTCTCCGGGGAGGACCGACGCTCGAACAGCCCGAACAGGCTCATCGCGTCGCCCCCTTCCGGCCCGCCTGCGCCCGCTCCACCGCGAGCACGCCCAGCACCCCGCCCAGCACCAGCGCCGCCGGCACCGACCACATGCCCACCCCGGCGAGCACCGCCGCCACGAACAGCAGCTCCAGCACAAACAACGCCGCGTTCACCACAGGTTCGGCGCCCCTTCCGGCTCCACGTGCGCCCGCTCGGCGTGCCCCCACGCTGCGAACGTCGCACCCACCAGAGGGCTGATGTCGACGCTGACGCCCCGCCGCGCCCACGCCCATCCGTCACCCACCGGCCGCTTGTCCGCGCCCGCCAGCGCGGTCGTCAGCGGCGCCTGATCCAGGTGCACGATCCCGTGCTCGGCCACCCCGTCGTAGAACTGGCCGCACGCCTGCGCGACCTGCCTGACCTTTGGGATGAGCAGCAGCTCGTCCAGCTCGTCGTCCGGCAGGCCCTCGATGTTCTGCTCCGGGTCGCCGGCCGCGAGCGCCTTGCGGATCGCGGGGATCAGCGACCCGGCCGGGCCGCCCTCGTCGATGACGAGCGCGCACGGACGCCACCGCGACACCAGCTCGACGACCCGGCCCGCCACCCACCCGGTCCCGGGCCGGTGGTCGACGACCTCCACATGCGTGGCCTCCCCTGACCGGCCGGCCGCGCAGATGGCGCTGTGCGACCGCTCAGGGGTCGTATCGACGGCGAACGCCACCGGGTCCGCCATCGTGCTCTTACCGTCCGCGACGGCCCGCCACGCGTCCTCACCGATCACCCTCCAGTTGTCGCCCTCATCGCTCGGGTAGTCGCCCACACCGAGCCGCTCCCGCGCGAAGATCTCCGGCGACATGGTCAGCCGCTCACGCTCGGTGTGCTCCAGCGTCAGCCGGTACCCCAGCGCCGGGTTGGCCTTGGCCACTGAGAGCGGCGACAGCGGGTCATCGTGTGCGGTGCAGTTCGGCGAGCACTCGGTCAGGTGAGGGTCGATGGACCACTCCAGGTACGCCAGTGACGGGTCAGGTTCGCCCGACTCCATCGCTGCCAGTGCCCGGCGCCGCAGCCGGGCGAGCTGCACAGAAGGGGCACCGATCCCGGCGCTCCCCAGGTACCAGACCTGGGGGTCCTTGACGGCCGCCATGGTCGGCATGAGTGCGCCCATGGCGTCATCGCCGAGGATCATGTCCTCGTCGAGGATGTTGCAGTTGCCGGTGAAGCCCCGGCCGCTGCCGCCACTGCGGGCCAGGAACCGTAGCCGTTGCCCGGTGAGCAGTTCGACAGCTTCCTCGCCGGTCGTCTGCCGTACGGCCTTGACCCGCTTGCGCAGGCTGTCCGTGTTCGTGATCAGCGAGACGATCCGGAGGAACGCCTCTTTCGCCGTCTTGAACTCGTGCGCGCTGTGCAGGATGAGCCGCTCACCCAGCAGGAACAGGCCGGCCAGCTCGCGGGCCTCGATGATGCCGCCCTTGCCGTTCTGCCGGGCCACGTTGACCGCGACCTCGAACGCCGACCATGAGCCGGTCTCCGTCTCGCCCAAGCCGACGTGCAGAGCGAACTGCTGCCACTCGTCCAGCATGAGCCCGGCCACGGCCGCCAGCTCGACGGCTTCCTGGCCGGAGCTGGAGACGTACGGAGGGGCGGTGAAGACCCGGGGGCGCTGGACGCCCCGGGCGTCAGGGATGTGCTCAGGCGCCGCGTCGGTCCGCTCTGCGGGAAGCAAGCTCATCGAGGGCATCCCCCTTCACAGCGGGCGGGGCCAGCTTCCGCAGCTCGGACATGGTGGCGCGCAGCTCCCGCGCGGCGACGGCCACGGCGCTCGGGCCGTCGGCCGCGTCGATGGCGGAGGCGAGCGCGAGCGCGAGGGCGACGAGCCCGGGAGCGACGGACTTGACAGCGAGCTGTTCGATCTCCTCGCGGATGGCGTCCTCGGTCAAGATCACCACCCCCATCACAGTGAGTGACGTGACTCTGTGTGACGCCCGCTAATTCACTCGGTCCTTGATCAACTGAATTAGCGGTCGCGCAAAAAACAGGGCGACAAGGGCGTTTGGGTCGCCCGTCTGCCCGCTGAACTTTTGACCCGCTCTCCCCGGTCAAGCTGCACTCGCGTGACGCTGAGCCGCTGTTCAGCCGCCGTCATCACGCCGCGTGTCGCTGCGTCACCATGCCCGGGACGCCTGGGCGGTGACTGCCCGAGAGCCGCCCTTGCGGTAGTCGCGGTACCAGCGGGTGACGACGGCCTCCATCTCCGGCTGCCGCATGTCCCTCACTCTGCGTCGCACGATCTGTTCGCCGGGGTCGACGGTCACTATCCGTGCGCCGAGCCGCTTGTATCTGGCTCGCGCCTTGGGGCTCGGCATGGTGTGGATGAGGTAGACGTCGGTGTGGTCGAGGTGTCTCTCCGCCTCGTGGATGGCGGCCTGCCGGGCGCGGTGCACGATGCGCAGGAGGATCGGGTCGTGTGCGTGGTGGTCGGCGCCTGGTCCGGCCATGGCCAGAGCCATGAGGTCCAGGTCGATGACCACATCGGAGGGCTTGGCGTGGGCCTTGATGTAGCTGCTCTTGCCTGCTGCTGGCGGTCCGGTGACGACGATAAGCACCGTGTCACCACCTCCGTGAAGCTCGCTGCTGCGCCGGGGCTGACCGGTTGCCGCGGGCGCTGTTGCACCGGCGGTGCGCGCTGCGGGCGTTGGCCGGGTCGAGGAGGCTGCCGCCCTTGGACAGGGGGATGAGGTGTTCCAGCGTGAACGAGAGCGGGTGGCGCGGGTCGAGGGTGGGGTCGATGTCGTGGCCGCAGTAGCAGCACGGTGCGCCCATGGCTTTGATCTGGGCGACGAGCCGTCGGTAGGGGCGCCCGTTGCGGGGGTTGCCGGCCACGTGGGCGCCTCCCGTCAGTCGAGGATGCTGCCGTTCAGCTCGCCGTCGTCGTGGTAGTCGAGGCGGTCCTGGCTCTCCTGGGGCATGTCCTTGACCGCACTCTCGACGACCCAGTCGAGGAGGAGTCGGTCGTAGTCCTGCTGGCTGAGGTCCGCGCAGGCTTCGGGTCGGTTGGTCTTGGTGGATCCCTTGGTGAGTGCGGCGCGGCAGTCGGCGCGCTGCTCGGCGACGGACTTGCCGCACGCGGTGAGCGTGGCGAGCAGGAGGGCCGCGGCGACGGCCGCGGCGGCGGTGGTGCGGGTGCGCATGGGTGTCCCCCCGGGGGTGGGTGCTGGTGTGGCGCCCATGGTGCCGTAGGGGGTGTGGGTGTGTCTGGGGAACGACAAAGCCCCGACCGGTGGATGGTCGGGGCCTTCGTGGTGTCTGTGTCTGGGCACGCCGGAGACGCCTCCGACTGTAGGACGGTCCGTCTCGTCTCGTCAAGCGCGGGCCCGGGCGGCAGCAGAGCGGCCCCGCCGCGTCGGGGGACGCGCGGCGGAGCCGGTCTCGGTGTGGCAGGCGGTCAGCTCTTCTTCGGCGTGCCGGGGACGGGCTTGTCCTTCGGGCGGAGCCATCCGCCGCGGCTGCCGTGGTAGTCGGTGGCGTGCTGCTCGCGCTTCTCGGGCGCCAGGCGGTCGCGCAGCTCGGACGTGGGGATGGTCTTGCGGAGTGCCATGATGGTCGTCCTGTCTCTTCTCGGGATGGGGTGTGGGGCGGTCGGTCAGCTGGCGAGCGGGCGACCGCCCCGACGCATGTTCAGCGGCGGATGGCGTGGTGTCGGGTGGCGTCGGCGGGGTGGCGGACGATGAGGTGTCCGGTGTCTCCGATGGGCTCTACACGTATCCCCTCTCGGGGGTCGCTCTCCGGCGCGTTGTTGGCGTTGGCGTTGGCTTCTGACCTGCACGAACAACGCCCCTCCTGGGCGCCCTCGTCGGCGGGGAGAGCGGGCGGGATGTCGTCCCGGTGTACGCCGGGGCCACTGCCGTGGGGGGTGCGCACACCCGCCCGGGTGGGGATGGACGCCTCGTCCAGGAGAGCCTTGACGGTCTTGGTGTCGGTCGCGTCGAGGTAGTCGCGGAGCCGGGTGAGGAGCACGCCGCTGCCGCCCTCTTTGGCGAGTTCGCGGAGCGCGCCCGCGACGTCCGGGCCGGGTACGTCGGTGGTCTGCTCGGCGGCCTGCGGCGCCTCGTCGGCGGCCTCACGGCGGGCGGCGCGCCATGCTTGGCAGCGCTGGCAGCCGATGGTGAGCCCGGCGCCGACGATGACGTACGCGACCCACGGGAACGCGACGACGAGCCCCCACGCGGCCAGCGCGCCGACGCCGAGCAGGATGTAGCGGGCGGTGCGCTCGCTCATCCCGCCGGACTCCCCCGGCCCCTCCGCCTCCACCGGTGTCTCGACAGCGACTTCGGCGCTCATCCGAACATCCCGGTGAACGCGGCGCCGGCCATGTTGACGCCGGAGCCGAGCGGTACGGCGGCGATCCCGGCGACGGTGCCGGACAGGGCGACGAGGATCCCGGCGAGCGCGCCGAACAGCAGCTTCCCCTTGTGCTGCTGCGGGCCCCACCAGAGCAGGGCGAACAGGGCGACGGTGAACAGGGCGACGATGGCGTATCCGCCGGGGGTAAGGGCGATCTGCTGGGCGCGGGTGACGTCGGGGGCGGTGCCGCCGATTCCCCAGACGAGGCCGGTGTATCCGGCGACGTTGCCGGCCCAGAGGGCGACCCAGGTGGTGGCGCCGAGGACCGACCAGGAGCCGAGGGCGGCGAGGGCGGCGAGCATGCCGTACAGCAGGGACAGGACGAAGGGGACGAGGGCCGCCAGGCGGCGCTTCTCCTTCATGATCCAGCGCATGACGAAGGCGAGGACGATGGCGACGCCGAGGGTGACGCCGCCGAGATTGATGGCCATGTAGGGCATGGGGTGCCTCAGTGGAAGAGGGCCGCGCCGAGCACGGCGAGGACGACGAGGACGGTGGGGAGGAGCGCGGGCGCGGCGGGCCGGGTGCGACAGGCGTAGAGGCCGAGTGCGGCGGCGACCGCGCAGAGGGGGAAGAGCGCGGCGCCCATCAGGCGGTCCCCCGCCGGGCTTCGCGCAGGTACCGCTTCGCGGTGGCGGGGCTCACGCTCAGCGCTTCGGCGATCTGGCCGGAGGTGAGCCCGGGGTCCTGAGCCAGGAGCTCAGCCACGCGCTCGACGCTGGCGGCGCGCTGAGCCGACTGGGGGTTGAGCTGGGCGCTGAACCCGAAGGGGTGAGCGGGCTGAGCCTGGGGCTCAGGCGGGCTGACCTGTGAGGAGAGCCGGTGTGCGGGCTCAGGCTCGGCGAGGTGAGCCACGGGCTCGGCCGGGCGGTGAGCCGGGGGCTCAGCGGGCTCAAGGGGCTGAGCCGGGGCGGTCCAGGGTGAGCCGGTGGTGAGCGCGAGGGGTGAGCGGCGCTCGATCTGGGCGCGCTTCTCCAGGCGTTCGAGGGCGACCTCGAAGTCGGCGTCGTCGCGGGCGAGGGTGATGCGGGCTTCGGCGCGGATGCGGGCGATCTCGGCGTCGGCGGTGCGGTCGATCCGGTCCCGCTCGGCCTGGTTGAGCCGGGCGGTGAACTCCGAGTCGCGCATCACCTCGTGGATGGCGGCTTCCTGGTCGGCGGTGAGCGCGGCCGGGTCGCGCAGGGACGCGAGGGCGATCATCCACACGACCTTGCCGACGAGGACGATGAACGGCCCGGCGAACGTCTGGCCCGAGCTGTCCTCCTCGGCGCCGTGGAGGGCGAGGAGTACGGCGACGCCGAAGGCGATGGCCCAACCGGCGGCGGGGGCGGCCCAGGTGCGTCCGGCGATGGTGATGCGTCGGTACTCGGCCCAGAGGATGGTGAGCCAGCCGATGTCTCCGGCGATGGCGACGGAGAGGCCGAACCGGCCGGCGTGCATGAGGTCGGTGATGGCGTAGGCGGACCAGATGAGGGAGAGCGCGGCGAGGAGGCTGGCGCCGATGAGGATGGGCGGGATGGACGGGACGCGGGGGCGCGTCTTGGCCATGGTGCTGCTCCGGGGTGTGGGGCCGGGCCCGCTGGCGTGGTGGGTGCGGGCCCGGCCGGTCGGCGGGGTCAGCGGCGGGTGTTGGCGCCGGCGGACTCCTGCGCGTGGCTGATGGCGAGGGCGTGCTGGTCGCGGGCGGCGGCCTGGGTGGCGGGCGACTGGGCGGCCTGGTAGTCGGCGGCGGCCTGCGCCTGGAGGTCGCGGACGCGCTGGAGGGCTTCGTCCGGCTGGGAGGCGTGGCTACGCTGGGGCATGGTCAGCTCCTGGTGTCGTCAGGTGTCTGGCTGGCCCCGGTCGGTGTGTGAGAGCCCGACCGGGGCTTCTGCGTTGGCAGCGTGGATCGCTTGTCGCCACTGTATGGGCGCCCATACAGTGATGGCAAGCGGCTCACCCGAACAGGTAGGGACGGGATGGCCGAGGACACGACTCCAGAGGAGGTGCGGCGCGTGAAGGCAGCCCTGGACGGCATCGCGGAGATGCCGGATCCGGTCGCGAGAGCACGGGCCATCGGGCTCGTGCTGAAGGAGCAGACGGCCCGGAGCAAGCAGTTCTACGAAATGCGCCGCCAGACGGTGTTGGACCTGCGGGCGCAGAAGGTGCCGTACAGGAAGATCGCCGCCGAGCTGGGGGTGTCGCTGGGGACGGTGCAGGACATCGAGCGGGGCTCTGGGCGCTGGACCGACCGGCCGCCGAAGAAGGGTGGCGAGGAGTGACCGTGGGCCTGATCGAATTCCTGCGCGCCCGCCTCGACGAGGACCGTGCGGTCGCTGAGGCTGCGCCTGCCGGGCCATGGAAGGCGGCTCCCGGGGACGACGAGGGGACGTGGCGGGTGCTGGGCGGGTTCAGCACGCACGAGCGGTTCAACTCGGCGACCGACACGCGGGAGATCACGACCCGTCGCGAGGAGGTCGCGGGTCCTGGCCTCGGTGCGGGAGGGGTGCGGAGCGAGGGCGCGGCTGTCCATATGGCCCGTCACGACCCGGAGCGTGTCCTCGCCGCGGTAGACGCCCAGCGGCGCATCCTCGACGAGTTCGTGACGTCCCTGACCCAGAGAGACAAGGAAAACGATGAGACGTTCGGGCTGACGGACTGGAATTTCGAACCCACAGCCCTCCCGCTCCTCCGCCTGCTGGCCCTGCCGTACGCCGACCACCCGGACTACCAGGACGAGTGGCGGCCGTAGCCCCGCGCAACAACAGGCCCCCACCCAGACGGGTGGGGGCCTCGTGCTGTCCGGGTGCGGCCGGGCGGGCCCGGGGTGAGGCTGGGGGGATGGAGCACCCTCCCGTGGTCGTCCACCCGCCATCCCCGTCCGGCGGGCGCCGGGTACGAGCGGACGGGGAAATCCTCGGCCTCGCGTACGGGCTGGGCGACCTGGTGGAGTTCCTGCGCCGGGCCGGCCTGGACATGGATCCCGAGGACGCCGCAGTGTCGCCGCTGATCGAGTGGCGCGGCGGGGACGCGACCGTGTGGGGCCCGTCCCCGCCGCCCTGACCTACGCGGCCGCGTGCTCGGGGGCGTGCCAGGTGGCGCCGCACCCGCGGCAGCGGGCGAGGGGGCGGGCGCCGGCTCCGCCGTGGACGATGATCTGCCCGCCGCACGTGGTGCAGGGCCGGGTGAGGGCCGCGGTCGCGTCGTGGAGGTCGAGGGCGGTCTCGATCCGCCGGGCGGCCTCGGCGGCGATGCGGTGGATCCAGGCCCGCTGGGCGGCGTCCAGGGGCGTCCAGGGCCCGGGGCGGCCCTCCACCACCGCGAGGAGCCACAGCGCGGCGTGGGGGGCCGTGCGGCGCCGTCCCGGGGCGCCCCACCGGCGGGGGTCCGCCGCGTCCTCGGCGGCGAGCCGGTTGCGGCGCTCGCGCTCGGCGATCGGCCACGTCTCCGGGGCTCGGCTCATCGGCGGCCGCTGAAGCGCCGCGGCCGCCTGGTCGGCCAGCTCGACGAGCGCGGCCTCCACGGCGCGCATCGTGTCGAGAATCGGGATGGACAGCGGGGCCGCGGTGTGGCCGATCTGGCCCGGGTCGCGCTCCAGCGCCCGCAGCTGCCCGGCCGTCGTGTCGTGCAGCTCCAGCGCGGTGAGGTAGTCGCGGAGGCCGGTGGGGGGCCAGGTGGTGGGGGTGGTGGCGAGCGCGGCGCGGAGGTCGGCCCAGCCGGTGGCGATGGTGCGGAGGTGCTGCGCGGTGGTGGCGGTGGTGGTCACTGCGGGGCTCCCTTGCGGTGGTGCGGTGGCGCGGTGCGGGGCCGGGGCGCTGGTGGGGGCGGCGCCGCGGCGGGGGTCAGGACTGCGGGTCGGGCTGGCCGGGGCAGATCCACGGGTACGGCAGGCGGTCCAGGTCACAGGCGGGACAGTCCTCGGCGTTGCCGCTGCCGCCGATGTGCACGGCCGGCTCCGGGCCGGGGGCGGGCCGGGCGGGCCCGTCGATGGCGTCGAGGACGTAGCGGCGGACGTCGTCCGGGCAGAGGTGGTCGTGGTCGGGGTGGGGCTCGTCGCACAGATCGGTCACGGTGGCGCGCACGCGGTCGAGGGCGGCCTCCAGCTCGGCGGCGCGGGCCTCGGCGCGGTCGCCGCGTTCCTGCCACGCGTATCGCTCGGCGGCCATCTCCTGTCGGGATTCGAGGAGGCGGCGGCTCACGTCCCACTCGGCCGTCAGGTCGGTGGCGAGGCGGTCGGCGCGCTCGAAGGCGGCGTCCAGCCGGGCGTACAGGGCGTCGAGCATGTCGTCGGTCATCTCGTCCAGCCGGGGGCGGGGGGGCGGCTCGGTGGCGGTCACAGGGTCTCCAGGACGTATCCGGTGCGGCGCGGCTGGCCGGTGCGGGTGACGGCGGTCTGGTGCAGGGAGCTGACGAGGATCCAGCGACCGCGCGTGCCGGTCTGCGCGTCGACGACCCACGCGTGGGCGTGGCCGGGCGTGTAACGGTCGATGCGGATGCGTCGGCCCTCGGCCAGGGGCTCTACGGCGCGGTAGGTCTGCCCGGGGCAGATGGTCATCAGGTCGGGAACGACGTCGTGCACGGGGCGGGTGAAGGGGCTCACGGTCGGTGTCTCCAGTCGTGGATGCGGCGGAGGGCGGTGTAGGCGCCGGCGGTGGCGGCCGAGAGGGCCAGCCAGCCGCCGACGAAGTGCAGGACGTCGGTCACTGCGGGGGCTCGTAGTTGGCGAGTTCAAGGAGCACGTCCGCGTGGCACGGCTGGTCGAGCGGGCACCAGCAGAGGAGGTCCCGGCCTGCCAGCTCGCGGCGTGCGGCCGCGACCAGGTCGGGCTGCTGCTCGATCCAGCGGCGGTACAGCTCGACGATCTGCTCCGGTGTGGCGTCCTGGACCAGGTGCCACGTCACGCTGCCGTCCGGGTGCTTGTAGGCGTGGCGCTGACCGGACGCCTTACCGCTGCGCCCCTCCTGCTGCCACTCACTGCCGTCGGTGCCGGGGATGCGGACCTGGGTGTTCTTGAGGATGTAGGCGTTACCCCAGCGGCTGCCGCGGCCGACGTACACGGCGCCTGCGGGGGCGCGCCAGCCCTTGGTGCGGCGGCGCTGGATGCGGGCGGCCATCAGTGGGCGTCCTCGGCGGACCGGGCGACGGCCGGGGTGGGGCGGAGGTCCGGGCGGACGACGCGGCCGAACCCGGCGGTCCACTGCTCGCAGTCGCAGAACACCGAGCGGTTCGGGTGGAGGGGGCAGCCGTGGCGGTATCGGTCGACCGCAGCGACGAGCGTCGGGTGCGCAGGCCGGACGAGACCGACGCTGCCCGAGACGCCCGGGTGGCCGTTCCAGGTACCGGTGGACTCGAAACCACGGCGGTACAGCTCCTTGACGAGGGCGGGCAGTTCGCCGGGCTCCAGCGGGTTGGCGGGCGTCTGCTGGGTGTTGGGGCCGTTGTCGACCCACTCGACGTTGATGACGTCCACGGAGACGACGGGGCGGTGCTGCGCGCCGGACGGGCAGAAGCCGTACCAGCGGTTCGCCTCCGGCAGGTGCAGTTGGATGCCGTGGTGCTGCTGGTGGGCGTCGTCGGGCTGCACGGTGTCGTAGAGCCAGCCGAGGCCGGTGTCGAGGATGCGGGCGAGGTCGGTCACGGGGTGTCTCCTCGGGGTGGTGTGGTGGGATGGGTGCCGGGCCGCCCCGATAGCCGCGGGGCGGCCCTTCACGTGCGTCATGCGGCCAGGGCGGCGCCCGAAGGGCGAGCGGCGTACCGGTCGATGTCCTCGCCGGTGATGGCCTCGACGAGCGCGCACACGAGGACCTCGGCGGCGTTCGGGGTGACGGCGTTGCCGTACTGGCGGACCTTGTCCCGCTTGGAGCCCAGCACCACGTAGTCGTCCGAGAAGGACATGGCCCGGCCGATCTCGTGGGGCTCCAACATGCGGAACAGCACGTCGTCGATGTCGACCTCTCCGCGCACCAGGGCGTACCGGTCGCGGGTGGTGAGCGCGCCGATCGGGTCGGCCACGGACCGCGGGGCGCCGTTGCCGTAGTACGGGACCAGCATGTGCTCCCAGGTCAGGAGCGACTGGTGGCCGGCGGTCGTCATCGTCCGGAACGGCTCCGTCGGCGAGGTGCAGTGCTCGCCCCCGTCGCCCCTCGACCCGTTGTTCCGCATCACCATCGCGGGCATGACGAGCCCGTGGTGGTTGCCGGACGCGGTGACGGTCGCCAGGGACTCAGACACCGGCCGGGCCACCGACCCGCCGCCGCGGAGCTCGGCGATGAACGGCAGCCACGCCAGACCGGTCTCGTTGCGGGTCGTCATGGCGCGCAGCGGGGCGTGCGCGGGCGCGGCGCTCTTGCCGTCCCGGCCCTCGACGGGGACCAGCAGCGGCGGCACGGCCAGCGCCTTCGTCATGGTCGTGGTCTGCGCGGTCAGCGGCGCGTCCACCGGCCACGTCCGGACACCCGGACGCCGCTCGAAGGTGTGCCCCGCAGCCTCCAGCGTGATCGGCCGGGCGAACTTCTCCAGCCCGGCCTGGATCCGGGCGAGGGTCTTCGCCGCCAGGGGCTTGGCCCGGTCGCCGATGCGCTGGCCGGGGATGGACCAGTCGATCGCCGCGGCGGCCGGGAGCGCCTCCGGCTCGACGACCTGGTTGCGGCACGTGGTGCTCGGGCAGCGGTAGACGTACTGCTGCCGGTAGCGGCCCATGTCCCGGCGCGGGTCCTTGAACACCTGCACCGCCTGCACGAAGGCGTCGCAGCCCGAACACCAGGCGCGCGGCCGCAGCCACTTGTCCCAGTCCGGGGTGCGGCCCAGGCTCTCGTGCCAGTAACCGACGTACAGCCGGTCGCGCGACTGCGGCGCAGCGTGCAGGCTGCGCGGGTTGGCGTGCATCGAGTTCAGGGCGATCACCCTGGTGCGGTAGCCGAGCTTGTGGATCTCGCCCAGCCACCGGTCCCACTGATCCCAGGCCCGCACGTCGGTGACGTTCTCGACGATGCCAGCCTTGACCAGGCCGCCGCGCTCCTGCACCCCGCGCAGGTACAGCGGCACCTCCTCCATCAGCGCGCGGGACTCCTCCTCGGCTGACGGCTCGTCGTCCTCGTCGACCGCGGCCAGGAGGTCGAGCAGGCTGCCCTGCATGGCGCTGACGAAGTCCCGCTTCCGGCCCTTGGCCACGGACCAGTTCGTGCACTCGGGGCTGGCCCAGAAGATGTCGGTGACGGGCCAGTCCCACACGGGGGCCTTGCGGATGTCGCCCTGGTAGTGGCTGGTGGTGGGGAAGTTCGCGGCGTGCGACTCGATGGCGAGCTTCCAGTGGTTCGCGGCCCGCTCGACCGTCACGTCGGGGACGGCGTGGACGCCCTGGCTGCTGCCGCCGGCCCCGCAGAACCAGTCCATGACGGTCAGCGCGTCGGTGTCGTGTCGGTACATCGGTTGGTGCTCCTTCGTGCGCGCGCGGCGCTGTGGAACCGGATGCGGTCAGGCGGCGGGCCGGTGGCGGTGCTGGGTGGGCTGGGGGGTGATGGCGTAGCCGCTGGAGCGGAGGTATTCGGCGATGCGGTGGGCGGCGCCGTCGGGGGTCTGCTGGGTGGGTGGTGTGGTGAGGCGGTAGTCGTCGAGGGCGGCGGTGATGACGGCCATCGCCGCGGGCGGGGTGGGGTTCATGCGGCAGTCCTCCCCTCGGCACGGGCCTCGGCCTCGGCGACGATCTCGGCGAGCTTCCTGCGGATCGGCGAGTCGTTCGTCCGGCCGCCCCACTCCTCGGGCGCCAGGTAGCCGTTCCACTCGCCCGGGCCGAGGAGGTCGTGGAGCCGCTCGGTGAGGTCGGGGTGGCGCAGGACGGCGGCGCGGCGGGCGGCGCAGCGGGCGGCGGCCTGGCGGCCGGTGTCCTTGATGAACCGGGCGAGGTCCTTCTGCTGGCGCATGGCGGACACGTCAGCCTGCGACACCGCGGGGGCGATGGCGCGGGCCGAGGTCGGCATGCGGCGGCCGGTCGCGACGGCGCGGCGTTCGGCGCGCAGCGCGGCCACGTACGCGTCACCCGTGGGGTCGTCGGGGTTGATCTCGGGGTGGTCGGTCGGTTCGAAGGTGCCGGTGTGCCGGCCGATGATGTCGGCCTTGAAGGTGTGCCAGGGGCGGGAGATGTCGGACGGCTGGATGCGGTAGGGGCTGCTGGCGATGTGGTGGCGGACGGCTTGGGCGGCGTCCCAGTTGTGGCCGTCGGGGTGGGGGGCGGTGGCGGGGACGTCGGCGAGGAGGTCGCACCACTGGTCGAGGCGTTCGTCGGCGGCGTCCTCGTCGGTGATGGCGAGGCGGGGGTCGAGGCGTACGGCGTAGGCGAGGAGGGCTGCGGTCTGTTCGGGGGTCATCGGGACTCCTGTCGTGCGGCGCGCCGGGCGAGGGCGTCGGCGAGGAGGGTGGCGGTCTGGTTGGCGCGGCCGCCGGGGACGGCGCGGAGCGGCGGGCGGGTGGCGCGCTCGGACGCGAACTTTGCGGAGCGGCGGATCCACTTCTGCCACTCGGCGGCCCAGTTGTTGCGGCGGGCGCCGTTGGCGCGGAAGTGGTCGAGGAACTGGTCGGTCTCGTAGTCGACGTTCAGGTGGGGGCCGAAGGTCTGGAGGGCCCAGCGGCGCATCGAGTCGGTGAGGGCGAAGCCGTCCGTGTCGATGGGGGCGAGAAGCGCCTGCTCCTGGGAGGGGTAGCTATCCCCACCTACCTCAGCCACAGGTGTTGCTGGTGGTTGTTCTGACGGTTGATTGGTGGTTAGGGCGGCGTTGAGTGCGTGACGTGCGGACGCAGAGTGCGTGACGTCACGCACTTTGAGTGCGTGACTCACGTCGTTGGAGTGCGTGACATCGGCCTGTGTCACGTCGTCTGAGTGCGTGACCGTCACGGACGCAGAGTCCGTGACACGCTTCGCTCGGGACCGACGCTGACGCTCCGCCGCTGCCCGCCGCTCTTCCTCCTCGCCGCGCTCCAGGTCCGACCAGTCCGAGGCCGGCCGCTTCAGGTGCAGGCTCAGCCGCCACACCGTGCGGCCGTTCACCTGCCCACTGGCGGTGATCAGCCCGCCGGCCTCCAGCCGCTTCAGCGCGCGCTGGACGGTCCGCCGGTCGAACCCGGTGCGGTACTGGATGCGCAGCACGGAGGGGTGGGCGCCGCCGCCGTCCTTGTGGGCGTGCTCGCCGAGGACCTGGAGGACGTTCCGTGCGGTGGTGTCCGGCTTGCCCTTGTCGGTGAGCAGCATGGGCGCGTCGTCCATGGCCCAGGTGACTGCTTCCGTGCTCACGCGGCCTTCTCTCCGGTCGTTCGGTCGGTGCGGGGTGGGGCCCGGGGCGCGCGGCCCCGGGCCGGGCGGTCAGCCCGCCGGTCGCGGCCGGGGGGCGTGGTGGTCGCAACGGGGGCCGCACGGGTACGGCCGGACCCGTCCGTCGTGGCGGGGCTGGGGTACGTCGCACACCAGCGGCGGGTGGGGCCGGGGCAGGGCCGGGAGGTCCGCGGCGAGCTGTCCGGGAACCTGCGGGGGCGGCGGCTCGTCGAGGAGCCGGCGGGCCCGGTCCAGGGCGCTCACGACGTCCTCCTCCGCCGGTGACGGAGGATGGAGCGCCGCTGCGCTTCCGTCATGCCGCCCCACACTCCGTGCTCCTGCCGGGTGGCCAGGGCCCACTGCCCACAGATCTGGACGACCGGGCAGTGGCGCCGACAGATGGCGGCGGCCTCCTGCTCCTGCGCGACGGCCGGGCCGCTCGTGCCGACCGGGAAGAACAGCTCCGGGTCCTCGTCGCGGCAGGCGGCCGACTCCCGCCAGTCCGCCGGGCGGCGGGCGCTGTCGGGGGCGTAGTTCCAGTGGGTGGCCCAGTGCAGGCTCATGCCGCCACCGCCCCGAAGCCGGGCCAGTCCTGCCCCGCCTCCAGCCCGCGGACCACGAGGGCGATCCGCCCACCCTTGACCTTGCAGCCGAGCCGCATGTCGGGCCCGATGACCCGGGTGTGGTCGTCGTCGTCCAGGAGGCCAGCGTCGACCAGCCCGTCGACCGCGGCCTTGAAGGACGGGTACCAGTTCGCCGGGTCACAGCGACCCGAGGTCGCGGGGTGGTAGATGCCGAAGATGTGGGCGCGCTGGAAGAGGGGGCCGGGCTTGGCTGCGGCGAGGGCGGCCATGAGGGCCTCGTTCTCGCTGACGGCCACCATGGCGGCTTCTCGGATCGCGCGGGTGCGGCGGCCCTTGGGGGCGTGGTGGAGTCGCTGGTTGCTGTTGAGGAGTTCGAGGCCGGCCTTGAGGGTGATGGTGTAGGTGGCCCCGGCCGCGGCCGGGCGGGTGGTCAGCCCGGCCGCGGGGGTCTGGGTGGTGGTGGTGGTCACGCGGCCCACCGCCGGTCGTACTCGGTGCGGGCGGTCGCCTCGGCCGCGGCCTGGAGGGTGAGGATCTGCGCGTCGAGGCTGGCGCGGGCCCGCTCCGACAGGCGCAGGCGGCGGCGGAGGTCGGTGGTGAGCGCGTCGTCCGTCCGGCTGGCACGCAGGTCGGCGGCCTCGGCCGCGTACTGGCGGGCGCGGTCCTGGGTTTCGTCGAGCTGGGTCTCCAGCTCACGAATGCGGGCGGCCTGCGCGGTGATGATGTCGCGGGCGCGGCTGAGGCGGCGGGCGAGGAGACGCATCACGCCTCACCCCCGGCCGGGCCCGTGCCGGTGATCTCGTCGGCGGTCACCCGCGGGGCGGGGAACTCGTCGTCGACGCTGACCTCGCCCTGCTGCACCGACCGGTAGATGACCTGGAGCTGGGCCACGTCGTGCTCGGTCCACTTCCCCGTCGGCCGGCCCAGCTTGGTCTCGATCCGGTCGGCCGTGACGCCCATCCCCTCGAACGCCTTCACCGCGTCCGCGATGCGGATGTTGAGCGGCTTGCCGCCCCCGTCCCGCATGGTGCGGGCGCACAGTTCCTTGGCCTCCTCGACGAACCAGGGCGGGAGGATCGCGAAGATCGCCTCACGGACGCGGCGGGCGCCGTTGTTGGCGTTGTTCTCGTAGATGTCCCGCATGTCCGTCAGCTGCTTCGGGCCGCCCTTCTGGTCCCGCTTGTGCGGCACGATGAAGGTCGACGAGGTGCGGGAGTTCTTCTGCACGTCCCACGCGAACGCCTGCATCTCCGACTCGCCGTACTCGTCGTCGCGGCGCAGCTCGGCCAGGCCGTACTGGACGTTGCCCCAGCAGCGGGCCAACTCCCGGGCCAGGTGGACGGACGGGCCGGACACGGTCTGCCCGGCGCGGGGGAAGCGGAAGAACGCCCGCTCCGCGAGGTACGGCTGGGCGCACGACTGGCGCATCTCGGCGATGGCGGCGCTGATGTCGCGGGGGCACTGCTGGGCCACGACGATGGCGGCCTGGACCTCGGCGACCGCGCGGGACTGCTCGACGGCAGTCCCCTGGCCGAGGCGCGCCGGCGCGGGGGCCGGGGTGATGCGCTCGATGTCCTGGTAGGTCACAGGTACTCCTCGGTGTCGCGGATCTGGGCCCACGGGGGCAGGGAGAGGTAGAGGGGGGTGGAGTCGTCGGCGTAGCCGGGCCACTGCCCGGTCTCGACGCAGCGGGCGTACCGCTCCAGGGCCCGCCGGTTCTTCGCGGCGCCGATCCGCAGCGAGATCGCGTCCAGCTCGACGACCGTCACGACGTACGGCGGCGTCTTCTCCTGCACGACCAGCAGCCACGCCGGCGCCTCGTCCAGCTCCAGCGCACGGACCCCGTCGAGGTACCAGGCGGCCTGCTGGTGGTAGCCGTGCTCTGCGACCGCGCGGGCGATGCCCTCAGGCGAGCCGTCCCGGGCGGTCTTGTAGTCCGGGATGACGAGCCGGCCGCCGCTGGGGTGCCGCAGCCAGTCCAGCCGGGCCCGCCGCATCACCCCGGTCGGGGCGTCCTGCCAGAAGAGGGACACCTCGGGGCGGCCGGTGCCCGGCGCGAAGCACGCGGCGGCGAGCCGGTGCTGGCGCAGGGCGTCCGCCATGGCGTGGACCTGGTCGTACTCGGCGGGCAGCAGCGGCACCCCACCGGCGGCGTACACGGCGTCCCGCTCCTCACGGGCCGCCTTGGTCCGCCAGTCGTCCGCGTCGATGCAGACCAGCTCCGGGCCGTCGCCGAGGACCAGCCGGTGAGCGGCCGTCCCGAAGTCGAACGCCTGCTTCCTGGGCTGGGGGTGGGTCTGCTCGTACCGGAACACGGCCGGGCAGCTGCTCAGGATGCGGCGGGCGCCGGTCGAGGACAGGCTGCGGGGGTCGGCGTGGTACGCCTCGGCCGGCATGTCCGGGTAGATGCCCGGCGCGAAACCGGCCGGCTGCTGGTCGGTCAGAACGGCGGCGTCCACTCGGGACCCTCCTTCGGTTCGGCGTCGGTGTCGCGCCACTGGATGCCGCTCGCCGTCTCGTGCCAGCCCCGCCAGTCGTGCGGGCCGAGCACGCAGCGCCGCAGGGTGTCGGTGCTGGGGCTGTACAGGGCCGCCGGACACTGAGGCCCGGCAGGCTCGGTCCTCGTCACGCGGCACCTCCGGTACGGGCGCGGCCGCAGGCGCGGAACACCCGCCGGTCGCTGTTGCTGTCGTCGAGGGCGAGGAGCCCCTCGCGGGCGAGGTCGCGGCGCGCGGTCGCCCGGAACGGGGCGTCGATGCCGCAGGCCCGGTACAGGCGCTGCACGTCGTGCGTGGTCCACTCGCCGGCCTCGGCACGGACGGCCGTACGGAGCACGGCGAGCCGGGCGGCACTCACGACGCCCTCCGGTTCTGCTGCGTCGGCAGCGGCCGGGCGGCGAAGTGCCGGCGGGTCGCGGCGTGCGTGGGGTGGAGGATCGCGGCCCGCATCCGCGGGTAACCGTCCTCCGCCGCGACCGCGTCCGGGATGTCCGCCGCCTCGGCGGGGATCAGCCCGTGGATCGCACACGCCGGGTCGTGGACCACGCCCTCGTCATGGGTGCAGTCGCACCGCGAGTCATACATCGGATGCACCGCCCTCGGGGAACGCCTCGTCGAGGGCCTTGCGGATCTCCGCCGCGTCTCGGGCGGTCAGCTCGCAGCGCAGCAGGCGCTGGCTGGAGCCGTTGTACTTGGGGCCGGCGAGCCGGTAGCCCCAGCCGTGGCCGTCCTGGTCGAGCTGGGAGATGTTGAGCTGGAGCCGCTTGGTCCAGCCGTCGCGGTCGACGTCGATCACGACGCGGGTGGGGTCGGTCATCGGGTGCTCCTGGTGGAGTCGAGGAGGAGGGCCAGCCACACGAGGGCCAGGCCGAGGGCGGAGGTGAGGGCGCACAGCCAGGGCCACGTCACGCGGACACCCCCGGGGCGGCGTGGTTGCGGCAGCGCAGCTCGACGAACTCGCCGTCGCGCCCCTGGTAGCGGATCCAGCCGGTGCCGTCCCCGTCGCGGTCCGTGCGGCACTGGCACACCGGCCCGGACTGGTCGCCGACCGGCGGCGTGGACCGCTCCGCGAGGGCCTCGGCAGCGGCCATGCGGCTCCGGAACTCGCACTGGGAGCAGGGCTGTCCGTACTCGTAGCCCGCACCGCAGACCGGGCAGTCCTGGAACCGGGCGGGCTTCAACGCCTCCAGCTCGGCGATCCGGTCGCGGTTCGCCCGCAGCGCCTCGGCCGCGTCGGACAGGGCCTCGTTCGTCGAGTGCCGCTCCGTCTCCAGCTCGGCGACCCGCGCCCGCAGGGCGTCCCGCTCCACCTGCGTCTCCAGCAGTGCGCCGAGGGTGTCCCGCAGCGCGGCCGCGGTCTCCCGCTGCTCCGCCGCGGTCTCCGGCGACTGGAGCAGACACGCCGCCTCCAGCGCCGCGGCGATCCCCGCCGCCGTCTGCCGGGACTGCATCGCCGCGTGCACCACGCCGGCCGCCGCCGTCACGCGCCGGGCGTTCACGCGGCACGCTCCGGGGCCGTCGCCAGCGTCTCCAGCAGCGCCACCGCGTCGTCCGCCGACCGGCCCGGGGCGTCGCCCCAGTCCTCGACGTGCCGCTCCAGCGAGAAGATGTCGCCCCACGCGGGGCCGCCGTCGATGGACAAGGCCACGAAGCCGATCGCCATGTCCGCGAGCTGGGACTCGCCGTGCGGGCTGCCGGTCGCCGCGCACTTCAGCGCCGCCACGACCGACATCGGCCGCCGCGTGTGCGGCACCTCGTCGGCGCTGATCTCCCGGTCGAACGGGTCCGGCACGTAGTCCCCGTGCCACAGGCCGTTCGCCTGGATGACCCGCGCGGCGGCCAGCAGCACGCCGGGCACCGTCGAGGGCCGGGGCGGGGTGAACGCGACGCGCGTCGGGCGCCGGTCCCCGCTGGGGAAGTTGGTGGGTAGGGTGATGCTCACGGTGGTTACCTCGATTCGAGTGGTGGAGGTACTGCCGGAGGGGTCGCACGGACCAGGCCCGGTCCTGCGGCCCCGCTTTCGTGGATCAGGCGGCGTTCTTGTGCGTCTGCCGCTCACGGCGGCGCGGCCGGTGCGGGGCGCCGGCGACGATGTCGCGGATGTTCTGGGCGCTCCAGCGCGGGAACCGACCGACGTAGGTGTTCTGGATGCGGTCGGCGGCGGCCGCGCGCTTCAGCCAGTTCGCGGAGACGTTGGTGTAGAGCGACGTCTCCTCGGCCGTGTACAGGTAGTCGTCCCGCAGCGGGGGCAGGTCGATCGTCTGCCTGATGTCGGCGACGGCGGTCGTCACAGGTCCTCCCTAGTTATGGCTTCGGGCGGTACGTCGAGAACGTGGGCGATGAGGAGCACCGTGTCCGGCGATGCGCCGCGCTCTCCGCGTTCGAGTCGAGAGAGGTAGCCCCTGCTGAGGCCCGTCTTCTCTTCCAGTTCGCGCAGGCCACAGCGGTTGGCCGTTCTCAGAGCCCGGATCGCAACTCCGTTGGGCTTCATCCCGACTCACGTTAGACATTCGATTGACATTCCGCAAGCACCTCTTGGCCGCGAGCTGCTTTCAATCGACTTGCGCTTGACTTGGCGGGCGCGAAACGGCGCGAAACGGCGCGACGGGCAACCATGCGGATGCGGCGCGCAACCTTAAACGCAGGTGAAAGGCTTGAACCTGACGCGCAGGGTTGCCTAACTGTGCGGCATGATGTTGCCCATGAATCGGGACTGGGCGCGGCTCGGGCGCGCCATCAAGGCGAGGCGAGAACAGCTGGGCATGACCACCCAGCAAGCCCTCGCCGACGCCGCAGGCGTCACCAGGCAGACGGTGCAGGCACTTGAGGCCGGCAGGGTCCGCTCGCGCATGCCGGCCGCGATGGCAGCCATCGAGAGGGCTCTGCAATGGGAGCCCGGCGAGGCATCGCGCATCCTGACCGGAGCCGACGAGGCTGCGGAGCGGTACGCCGAAGGGATGCCGTCGAGGGTGCGGCGCGAGCTGTCGGACGGCGAGGTCGTCGACACCGAAGTGGTGGACCTGGGCGTCCCTGGCTCCGGCTCTCGGCTCGTCGTGGTGTTCAAGCGGGACTCCCCTGCTGCCGACATGGACCCGGCAGAGCTTCAGCGGCAAGTTGAGGAGTGGACCCGCATCCAGCGCGCCATGCGGGACATCGCCGCGCCTCCCGAGGGCAACTCGCGCTGATTCCCGATAGTTGAAGGCTGTCCGAAGTCTTTCGCGACCGTGCCGCTATGTGACAGAGTGATCACTCACCTGCGAGGGGGGCTAACCGCGTAGGGGTTGAGGGGGCCGCATGCTGGTCCGCGTCATCAGAGTGCCCGGCCTGCCTGGCGGGGCATCCGCGATTTTCGATGTCCAAGCAGGTGGTACGCCTGTGCTGTGGCTGCAAGAGGGGGTCCCTCCTGACAGCGCCCGGGCACTGCAAAGCGAACTCGAAGCGCTGCTCGGAGACGAGCCGCCGCACCAGCCCCGCACCTGATCGCAGGAGGTGCCATGGCATACGCAGAGAAGCGCGGCACGGGCAAGAACCCGTGGCGAGCCCGCTACAAGAAGCCTGACGGCAGCCTCGGCAGCGAGCCGGGCTTCCGTACGAAGAGGGCAGCTGAGGAGTGGGGCGAGGACCAGGAGGCCGCCATCCGGGCCGGCCGCTGGCGCGACCCCGACAAGGCCCGTACCCTGCTCAAGGACTTCGTGCCG